CTACTTGCCCGCAGGTATTTTTCCTTCGAAGATTTTCGCCACGCCGGCAACAAACTCAGACCCAGGCGCGCGCTTTTTCAACTCCTCGTAGTACGGTGCGGCTTTTTCGATGTCCTTATCGCTCAACGCATAGAGAATAATGAGATTAATCAGCGCCGCATTTGATTTTGAACCGATCTCGGACAATTCGTCTTCGGGCGATCCGCCCCTTTCTATTATGCCCCCTATTCTCTGCGCTTTGCCCACTGAAAATCCGGCAGGGTCGAAGCAGACCGACAGGCGGTGATCCGGTGGAATTTTATCGCGTTCGGGACTGCTCATAATCTCATGGTCGGTGAAAGTGTACTGCCGGGTCCCCTTGAGTTCCCACACCTCGCATGTTCCGGTGGACACGAGTTCAATCCATGCCCCACCCCCGATCGTCAACGTGTCCCCCGCAGCGATGTCCAATCCGACAGCCGCACCAATCCGCTCATTGCCTCGACTAAGCGACACATCACCCGAGAGGTCGCTTACCTTCCACGCATTGAGCGCGAAAGAAAAAGAGGACCACGCAAGCACGACTCCCAACCCGCTCAGGATGCCCTTAAACATGCTTCGTCTCATATTGTCCAATCTCCTCGTATGACAGACCTGTTAACAACAGTAAGCGATCATTTGGTGAAATGCTCTCCCGGGCATCCTTTGGCGATAATCTGCTCTTAATCTGGTCATTCAACTCACCGGCTTTAGCCGGAAGATCAATTTACCGCCTTCAGGCGGAAGGTACTTCGCGTAGCGCGGAAGGCATCCCGCTCGGTTCGCCTGCCGTGCGCTTTGGGTCGTCAGCGGGTTGCCTTGAGGATAGTCTTCCTTCCGTCCGGCTCAAAAGATAGACACGGGGAAGAGGCGATGGGGAGACGATTTTGCCACCGCGTCTCCGCGTCAGTCCTGACGCCGCGTATAATCGCCTGCTCTAAGCGATATAACTTCATATAGATTAACGGCCTCTTTTCGTCCCTTGACCTGGGTGGTGTCAACAAATCGCGCCTCGATTCGATCCTTTACCCGCTCGTAGGTGGCCCCGCTGATCAGGAATGGAACTTGATAGACCTTCGTCATTCCTTCGATCCGGGATGCCAGGTTAGGCGTATCACCGGTTATGGCGTAGTCCATTTTTTGATAACACCCGATATTGCCAACAACCGCCTCGCCCGTATGAACGCCGATTCCGATCCTGATCTCGGGAATACCGGGAAATATTTCGGACACATTGAGCCGGCGCAGCCGATCGAGCATCTCCAGGCCGCACTCGACTGCGCTCAGCGCCCCATCGTCAGGCAAAGAATTCGGGGCCCCGAAGATCGCCAGGATACCATCTCCAACAAATCTGTTCATATAGCCGTTCACCCGTACGACCGCCTCGGTCATCTGGGCCAGATAGCGGTTTAGTCCGGAGACTACCTGCTGCGGATCGAGCGCCTCCGAGAGGGTGGAGAAGTTCCTTATGTCCGTAAACATAACGCTCACGGTGACCCGCCGGCCTTCAAAAAAAGCCGACCTGGGATCGTCGAGGATTTGCTGCAGGACATGAGGGTTGACATAACTCTTGAAAAACCTCTGCACGTAGCGGAACTGCCGGTATTGAACGCCGTAGCGGTAAATGCCCGTAAGCGCGCCGGGAATCAACAGGCCGAAGGCCAGTGGGGCGGTCCGCATCACCCAGAAAGACGAAAAAAGAGCATAGACCCCGAGACATGCAAACAGCGCCAGCGAACCGAGCACAGCGCCCGCCAGCAGGGGAGAGAGCACCAGAAACAATATTCCCGACGCCAGGGCCAGCACGGCGGCAGGCGCCCAGCCGGCCCAGGCCGGAACGTCCTTCAGCAGTTTGCCTGAAAGCAGCGTCTTTGCTCCCAGTGCATGAATGTAGACGCCGTGGATTCGATCGGAAGGCCGGGTTTGGTCCGATACGATATTCGAGCTGACCGGGATCGTGTGCTCGTCCTCGACGCTGAACGTGTAGCCCAAAAACACTATTTTATTTGCAAACGCCTCTTTTAGCTTCGATTCGCTGACCGGGTTGCTTTCGACTGCAAGCGAATAGATATCCCAGAATGCATACCTGGCAACCGGCGCGAGTCTGTAGTCGATCTTGAGGTGAGATGGGTTATCGGAGGGCAGGTCCTTTTCGATGAGGCCGGCCAGCTCATAGGAGATCGAATGGACCGAAGCATCCCGGCCTTCCATGTCTTTGCCGTGAATCGAAAGGGCGACCGATCGCCTCTTTTCGTCCAGGTCCTCGTCAAAATTGAGGAAGGCCACGCGGTCCGCAGAGAGCAGAAAGTAATCGTGCGGGAACTCCGACTTTTTCCCCGGGCTTGCCGGGTAAAAGCCAAGGACAACCGGTCTTCCCAGCATCCTTGCCTTCCTCAGAACACCTTTGAGCTTGAGGTCCGCTTCCTTGTCGCACGTTTTGTATACGGAACTGGAGAGCACTATATCCAGGCCGATTCCGGCAGCCCCGGCGTCCAGCAGGGATTCGAGCACTTTGGCGAGGTATTCGCGCCTCAATACCCGCGGTATGTCCGTAACCTCTTCGCGCAGTTGCCGGTTCTTTATTGTGTCGTCGTCGTCGATTCCCACCACCGCAACATCATCGCGGCCGGCCGGCGCCCGAACCGTAGCGGCCATGAGCAGATCGTAGCCCAAAAGGTCCACATGGCGTCCCACCGGTAGAGTTGACACCGCCAGCGCCGCCGCTGCGCCTGCGAGAAGTAAAACCCAACCATGCCACTTGATCTGAACTCTTCCAGCCATGGCCCCCGGCCCGCAACTAAAACAAAAACCCGTGGCGACTCTGCCGCTTCCAAAAAGACAATAAGCCCGCAATCGGGGCCGGTCAACGGGTCTCTTACCTCAATCCGGTCCCTGTTTCCCAGGGATTTTCTTGTCGCGGGGCATCCCTGCCGGCGGTATGCAGACCGTGGGCATCGCGCAGGGCGCCATTATTACGGCTCTGCGCGCTACCGGTCTCATCCGGGTTGCCGCTAGACCCTAACACATTTGTATCTGCGTTGATATTTCTACCGGTATTCGTATCCTAGGGAGGTGGATTTTTTATTCTGCCGGCTTCAGGCGAATCCGGCGCTGGAGCTGGCGCAGCGTCCCCGGTTGCGGCAATCCCGGCCGGCGGTCCCGGATTCCAGGCCACGGCGGGAAGCAAATTGCCGACATCATCGAGCATCCTGTTGGTGAGATCGCGTATCTGTGTTGGTTTCAGGTCCTGGCTGCGCACGGCCCCGTCCAGGTCCATTAGAAAGGGCGGAAAAAGCTTCATCGCGGCGCTGGGACCGCCGGCAAGGGTGGCGGCCGCCTCCGGCGGCGTCTGGGGCGGGGCGTTGCGCGCATCCAGGTCGGCCGGGCCGGGTGACGAGGTCTCGGCTGTGGGGGCGTTGGGCGTTGCGGGATCAGGGTCCGGCGCAGCCCCGCCGCCACCGGAGGCAGCGGCGCCTTTGGCTGCGTCAACGCTGGCCGGCAGCCCTGCTGCCCGCGCATAGAAGGCCTCCCTCGCGTAGTCGAACCACAGGGATTTTGCGGGATTTGAAGCCGTCTCAAGCAGATCTCTCATGTGCATCCAGTCGGCTCGGCTGATATTACCTGATCTAAAAGCCTCATTTATGGGCGCGGCGTCCGTGAGACGCCGCCCGGCAATATCTTCTGCAAGGCCGGCGAGGGCGTCAGGGTTGGAGTGCGTTGCCCGTACCGGGTTTGCAAGCCATTCGCCGACATCATGTACCGTCTGCGGGGAGGCCGCAAATCCGGTTTTGGGGTCTCGCCAGGTAAGAAGCTGTTCGGGCGCAATTGCGCCGCTGATTGCCCCGACCTGCAGATTATCGTTTGCCGCCTTCTGCGAATCGTCTCGCGCCTGGCTTTGCCTGTTCCACTCCGCCCGGACCGCTCGTGCCACCTCGCTCCGCTGATCCGGGTCAAGGTCCGGGTAATTCTCAGGGTTCATCACATGTGCGGTTGCCGCGGCGGCGGGCGAGCTGTCGATCTCCCCGGATGACCGTCCACCCAGGCCGGCGGTCCCACCGCCCCCGGTTGCGTCGATGCCGGCTGGCGCTCCCAGCGCCCCGAACCTTGCCACTGCGTCATTATAAGCGGCGGTTTTCCGGGCATCCGACAAAATCGGAGAAAGGTTTCCCAATACGTGCTCCCTAACCGCGTCGGACGATAAAAACTGCTGGTATCGGTCGTATAGAAGCTTTGCCCCTTCAGGATTTGACCGCGCCTCGTTAAGGATTGCATCGGAGAGGCCCTTGTCTATCGAGCCTGCCGCACGGAGGCCGGAGACTGAGCTGTCTTCGCCCGCAAGGGCGCTTTCCGCCTCATTCATCCTCCTTATGCCGTTTATCAGGCCGTCCGGGCCCGCCACTTTGTCGAAATCATAGATGTTGTCGCCGATCCTTTTGCCCAGAGCGTCAGACATTGCCCTGGCAGTCTCAGTCTGCCATTGACTCATGGACGCTGCGGTGTGCCGCGCCATGCCTTCAAAGTCCGAGTTCATGCGGCGGCGAGATATTTCATCGAAGAGGCTGCGCTGTATGTCGTTGGGTAGACCGGCGCTGGTCTGGGCGGCGAGGTCCATCATTTGCTGCTGCACCGCTGGGAACTGTTCTCCCGCATCTTTGCCCCCGAGCTTGAGGAAATTCGCGTACATATCGCGGAAAGCGGGATCGAACTGATTGGCATAGACATCGTTAACATTTGTCTCGTTTAGCAGTTGCCTGGCAACGGCGCCCCGTTCAAGGCGGTTTCCGGCCAGATCGAGGGTACGTGCCATCCGGGAGCCGAACTCCCGGGGCGTCGCCTTGACATGCAGATAGGTCTCATGCCCCTCGGGCAGGACACTTTGAACGAATTCTGTAGGAACTGTAGGCATTTTATTATCCCGTGGTCAGAAACGGATTCGCTGGCTGTGCGTTGCTAATTGGATTCCCTGGCTGGTTCCCGAAGATATTCCATCTTTGATAATTAAGCCACTTATCGCTCACGCTCGAAGCCCCGCCAAGAATCGAGTTTGCTATCGCCCAGTCGGATGAGGCGCCGTAAAGACCCGCCTGCGCGCCGTAGCTCGCCGCCTGGGTTTGAAAGTCGCGAGCCTGCATCTGTGCGTTGTACCTGATCGTCAAGGCATCAAGTTCGCCGGTCTCGGCGGCCGAAGAGCGGACATCTAAGGCCGACCCCGTGTTTGGGTTAACTCCGGAGGCCGCTTCCTGCGCCTCGATGCCCCCGATCATCTGGCCGGTTTTAAGCCTTTGGTTCTCTTCGGCCTGCTGGCCCTGCTGAAGCGCGATCCCCGCGTTTTGCTGTGCGATTATCTGGTTGTTCCGGGCGACCTGGGCGTTGTAGTCGGCTGCCTGGGACTGGGAATATCCCTGCATCGCCATGCCGCCGACAGATGTGACCAGGCTCGCTAGGCCAAGAGCTACGGGTAACGCAACGCACATTAGGTTCCCCCTGTATGACGCCATGAGACATCAGGACGGCCACTAAAAACCACGATCTCACATGCGCCTTTTTTTATCGCCTTTTCATCTCAAAGCGGAAAAAAGGCATTCCAAACATTCCGTAAGGGACCGGGGCCGAGTCGAGTTTAAATCCCAGCCACCTGAGCCAGCGGATGGAAGTCTCATTTCGAACGTCCACGTAATTCACAAGATGCGGGAAAAGCTCGAGCATCTTTGCGACATACTTTTTGTTGAGCCTCAAGAATGTGACTGCATATCTTTCAACCTTGTCCGTCCCCAAAAGCCAGGGCGAGCCTGTGCCGCCCAAAATATCCGTCGGGCTCACCCCGAACACGCAGACCGGCTCATCGTTGACCAAGCCTGTCCAGGCCGCAGCCGATGCGTTGAGCGAATCGCGCAGTGCGGCATACGGCCCCCTTCCTCCCTCGGCGGCGACTTCATCAACGTCGGCCTGCCGCATGTTTTCTGCGAGCCAGAAGATGTGGTCGGTATGCGCGGGGACAATTATTTTGGAAGCGAGAAGCGGGAAGCGGGGAATCCTCACTTCGTTCGGATTCGCGTTAAACCTTCCGAACCAGGTTGGGCGCTTCAAGTTCGCGTCCGGTCTTTTGTGAGGACGCGCGGCAATGAGTTCAGTTTTCCTTCCTGCTTCTTGTTGAGCCCTCACTTCGTTCGGCTCCTCGTTTGACGCCCTGGAAGCTGGTGAAACGCTTAAAGCTCGGCGTCCGATCTTCTGTGAGGACGCCCCGCTTCTTGCTTCGTTATTAGCCCGGTGAATCCCCGATGCTCACCTCGGGTATCACGGCCAGAATGGTGCACGGAAGCGGGTTGTCCTGCTCGATGCACACGTCGTCGTCAACCAGGTACTGGTCCGTGATCACCACGCGCTCGTCCCCGGTGAAAAGCGGCACGGCCGCGCCCATATAGTTCGCGGGGCCCCGCTCCTTGATTTCCGTAAGGTTTGAAAAATTCGGCCCGACCTTCAGTCCCCGCGTATCCACGACCCGGACAGCTACCGCCGAAATCTTCTTGCGGTAGTCCTGCACCTGCATGGCCATTCCTTCGGGCTCCATGCAGAGGGTCTGGAGCTGCGAAACATATCCGAGGCCCACCGTCACGGTCTGCGCCGCGTACTGGAGCGTAATCGCCCCCCCGACAACCGTCTGCTTGGGCTGGACGCTTCCGTCGGCAAGGATCGACACGGTCGCCCCGTTCAGGTGGTCGAGGCCGGAAATCACGGTCGCCGGCGGACCGTCCGAAGAATTGTATTGAAGCGCGCAGTCCAGAAACCACGCTTTTGTGACGTCGGACGTCATCCCGGCGGAGGCCGGGACCCCTGGTGATAGAAAATTCCGCCCGTTCATGCGCTCGACATATTTCACGGGGTTGCCGCCGTTTATGCCGGGGATCGTCCTCTGCACCACGAAATAGACCGAATCCATGTTTAACCCCGGGATTTGCTGCTCGGGGATGGATGCGACCGACAGGAACATGTCCGTTCCCGAGTTGCCGAAACTGTCATGGTGCGCCCAGGCGTAGACGTCCTGCTCCTTCAGATATGTAAACGAAAGGAGCACGCCGTCGTCGCGAACGATCCAGACCTGGTAGAAGGGCTGCTCTGCGTAGCACCACCTCTCCATGTTGTGGCCGAAGAAAAGATGCTGCGCGAGCACGCTCATGTCCGTGCCGGTGTAGACGTTCACCCAGAAATTGTATGCGAGGTCCCGGACAATCGACCCCTTCACCTGCACGTACAGGATGTCGTAGTTCACGATGATCGGCGGAAGGTCTGCGGCCCCCACATAATGTTGGGGCACAACCACCGTGTTGGTAGGCGTCACGGCGACGGGGCTTGTTATCGCGCCGCCCACGAGCAGCCAGGCGCCGCCCGAACTCAAAATCACGAGGTTGTTCATCGGGACGAGCCACTTGATTGCGTTCACCTGGTTCGAATAGATGGTCGCCGTGATTGCGTCCGAAGGCTGGCTCGGGTTGCTCACGTCCATGTTCTTGAAATCCGCCGGCTGCGTCATCCAGATGGTCTGCGGATTGGCGTTTGACCCTGCGAAGACTTTTCTTTGCTGGAAATAGGTGGCGCACGAGGGATAGTTTCCGCTTGGCGTGACCGTCACCGAAAAAGTCGCTGCGGATCCGGGCGACTGCGTGAAAACAAGTGAGTCGCCGTCCACATAGTTGCCCGAGGATATGCCGCTCACCGTGACGCTCGTAATGACCCCGTCCGTGATCACCGGCGTGAACGTGCAGCCCGTCCCGCCGCTCGCGGGCGCGACCGTCACCTTTCCCAGGTAGTCCTGGCCGCCCTTGGTGATCGTCGCGGTGACCGACTGTCCCCAGCCGGGGGCAGTTACGCACGATATATGGCCCGCCGCCCCGCTCCCCTGGTTTGCCGCCGTCACCACCGGGGCCTGGTAGTTTTTCCCGCCGTTTGCGACCGTCACCGCTGTAATGACCCCCGATACAACGGTTGCTGTGAGCTGCGCCCCCGTGCCGCTTATGTCGCTCACGGTGAGCACGATCGTATTGTCGTAGCCCGATCCTCCGTTTGTGACGTCCACCTGGGTGATCGGCCCTTCGAGGAAGGGGTTTGTCCCCTGCGGCGGGGCCTGAGTGAAGTCCGGCCCGATTTCGGTGTCGATAAAGCTCGTCCCCGTGGCCATGCCGATATAGCCGTACATCGACCCCGCGGGCAGCCCGATGTTGTAGACCGGGTTCGCCTTGTAGATCCGGTAATAGATCGCCTCGGTGATCGGCTGCCAGGATACGGTGTTAAAGACCCCCGTATTGGAATTGAGCTGCGCGCCCGTGCCTCCCGCTGCGGCCGACGCAAACGATTCGTCGGGAGGGTCCCCCGAAACTGCGGTCACCACGTAGCTGTAGGTCCAGGACCCCGCGCCGCCGTGCGTGAAGCTCACCCCGGCCGGCGCCGGAACGGTTGGCGCAAAGGATATGGGCGTAAGCGTCCAGATCCAGTGCTGCGTCCTTCCGAGGTCCATGGGCTGGTAGCTCGGATGGCAGAGTGTGAGAGTGTCCGCGCTCTGCGTCCATTTGATCGACTGGACGTCGCTGCCATTGTAGGGTGTGGTGAGAGTATAGACTCTGGCCACCGTCCCCCCGCTGCCGCCGTAAGCGCTGTAATTCGTTGTGTTTATGACGTTTCCGTCGAGGTCCGTGAGGGTGAAGGTGTTTGTAGTGGAATTTGCCACGAGATATTGCCTACCCGGAGTTGAATCAAGTTGAGTTTGCGTTCCGGAAATAAAGACCTGATCTCCGTTAGAATATCCGTGATTTGCTGCTGTGATAACACCAGGGTTCGCCTGGGTGACTCCTGTAATTGCGATGCTCGGCTCAAGGACGTATCCTCCGTTCATTATGACGCGCATGTACTGGTGGCCGAATTCCAGCACATAGGTCTGGATCAGGTTGAACTGAAAGGGAATCAAATGGACCGGCTGGCTCGAATTCCTGCACCTTCCGACAAACATCGTCCCCGCGCGGTTGCTCACCCCGCCGCTTGGCCAGGTGAAAAAATTGCGCAGGAGCTTGCAGGCGATATGATACTTCGCAAGGTCCACGCGGCCGTAGAGGGCCGGTGATATTTCGCCTGCCGCGAAGCTGGGCTGCAAGAAGTTTACGGGCATTTATTACCAGCCCTTCCGCTGTATCGTGACGTCCTCGACACAGAAAGCTACTACGTATGGCAGACTTCCATCTTGGGGCTGCATCTGTTTTAAAACTTGTTGTGCAGCTTGTTGACATCCCGCTTGGCTCTCGAACGAAACATTTTTAACCGTCCCGTCAAAGGTAATTGGTGACCACAGAAGAATTAAGAGTATCCACGTTGTCATTTTAGTTTCCTTATAATTTAAAGTTCACAACCGGTTAAATAAAGTACATCGCTGTTCGATGTGAAAGTAAAAGTGTAGGCCGTATTACTTGCCGTAAATCCTGAACATCCAGTGTTTAAAATTCTCGCCGAGATAACCGAGGCATTATCTATACTCAGAGTACTACTGCCAGTGCCATAAGTGGCATCGTTGTAAGTCAGATATTGCGTTGTGCCCGTCATCACTGCTCCAGTAGGCGCTATTCTAACGGGCACGGGAAAGATAATATTAAAAACCATGGAACTCGTACTAGCAGGCTGAGCAAGCCACATCCCTGACGCATAGGCCGATGAAGCTTGAGACCAAACCGGACAGTAGGGAAAACATCTCTGCCTTTCGATGTCATCCGGCCTTCTGTCAAAGGGGGTTGGATTACTTCCAGGCTCGAGCTGCGCTCCGGTAACATCAAAAGTCCCTGATGTAAAATTCGCCCCCGTAAAAACAATAGAGAGACCATTTATGACATTAGCAGGCAGTGCGATCACCACTGAATATTGAGTGAGTGTAGATGAGATATTAAATGAACCGCTGGCGATACTTGTTGAAGCGCCCCAGGCATCCATGCTGTTTGGGTAATAAAGAGCGTAACCGATCGATGTTAGGGTGCTGCTGGCAAGATAGACGCTGAGAGTGACCGTCCCGCCTGCCAAGTCATAGGAGTTATTCGATAAAATTCTTTGATAGACGCTAAATCCGGTATTTGAAGATGCCTCCGTGAGCCTGAGAGAATTTTTCCACTGTCCGCTCCCCAGAGTATATTGAATCGCCGTTATGTTGGCACCCGTTGCGGTAACCGCCCATCTATCCACCCTGTAAAGAGTATCTCCAGAATCACTAACGGCGACTGTTTGCGATAGGCCGTTATGGCGCATGTCGATTCGCATTTCACCATTTATCAGTCGGTTTCTGTTCGTCGAGAGGGAAACTGCCGCCCAATAACTTGTATTTGTTGGAGCATTTCCGGTCGTAGAAGAAAGGGCTACATATCCAATACCGTTATAAGACACTCCTTGGCCCTGCGTGTAAGCAGTGGTCGGACTGTATATTCCCTGCCAGCTAATACCCGTCGCTCCCGCCTGCCCCGTCGCTCCTGTCGCCCCGACGAGCGACACCCCGGCAGGCCACGCCCCCGCCGCCTTCGGCCCGTAAATCGTGCTTGTCGCAGTGTTTATATAAAAGTCCCCATTAGCACCCACGGCATTGGACGGTGCGCTCGTCCCGTTCCAGATCGTGTTTCCGCTCGACCCGGTCGCCCCCAGGATGCTCTGGCCGCTCGGCCATGATCCGCCCGCTTTCGGCCCATAAATGACCCACGTGGCCGTGTTGATATAGAAATCGCCGTTGTTTCCGATGCCTGCGCCTGGCGCGCTCGTCCCGCTCCAGATCGTGTTGCCGGCCGGCCCCTGCAAAGCCGTGAATCCCGTCGCCGCGGCGTTTAGCTGCTGGAGCCCGCACATGAGGTAATCAAGCGCCGCTTCCACCACGTTCGGATAAAACGATCCCTGGTTTGTAAGCGAGGTGTTCTGGACATAGGGCACCACCCGCTGAATCGTGATCGTCCAGCCGGTGGGAAGAGGGCTGCCCGAGACAGGATAGGTCACCGTTCCCCCGGCGCCGCTGCCTCCGCTGAATTCGTTTCCGGTCCCGATCCCCGTAACCGAATACTGGGAAGAATTTAGAACGGTTGTAACGGGAGGACTCACGTTGTTGTTCGTGATCGTCACGACCAGAAAGGACGCCTGCTGGACATAAAAATTAAACGGGAAACTTGTCGTCGCCCCGTTTCCCAGATAGGTCACATAATTCTGAGAAGTGGTCAGCATGATCTACCATTGCCCTCCGTAGCTTCCGTAATCCCCTTGATCGTCGTCAACACCGAACCCCAGTTCGCCAGGAAGAACAGGCTGTCCACGCACCCTGATCCAGTCCGGGGTATGAGAAGGTGATACCGGCTGCTCGTTTGCATCGACCGCACGGGCCGTAATAGCCGCCTGCGTCGCCTTCTCGTAGAGCGCCTTGTCCATCTGCTTGTCGCCGATGAGGGCACCGACCAGATGAGAGGCCAACATGAAAACGAAGGCTTCCGAGAACTCGTCGTCCCACAGGTTCGGATTATCCACCAAGGCTGTATAGACAATCAGCGCATACTCGATATTGGTCAAAATCACTTTGATCTGGTTTCCGGCTGAATCGGCGTCAAGACTGATCTGGTAAGGCGTGCGATTTCCGAGGCTAAAGCCGGGCGTCGCCATATTTATCCCCGGCCACAGAGGGACGGTTGCCGAGCTTTGAGGCGTCTGGTACGGCGGCTTTACCATTCTCAGTCGGACGCAATTTTGCGGCCAGGCATACTCATACTGCCAGGGCACAATCTGAATAGGGGTGCTTCCAGCCGGATTCGCTGCGCTAATGGGAACAAGTGGCAAGGGTGCTATGCCGGTCAGGTTTTCAGGCGTTCCCGGAGCTGCGGCGATAAGAGCGGCCTGGACGGTGGCTCTGGCAAATGACCACGGGGCGAGCCTCAGTACAGCCCGGCATACCGGCTCGAAATGAGCGCTGCACGCCATAGCTTCAGGCGAATCTTCGCTTAGCGAAGCAATCCCCCCGGCCCATTGATTCCCTGAGCCTGAGCGCGTGCCCATAATGGAAAGGGCGCGATTACAAACATCAGTTATAGACGGCACGGCATTTCTCCCTTACATGCCCGGATATAGCCTGCTTGCGAAATCGCCGCCTTCTCCCGGGATCTCCGGCGAATGATGATGAGCATGCACTTCTTTCTCCGGCCCTGCATCGGATTCGCCCTCATGCACGTGATGCGGTGCATGCACGTGGCCCTCTTCGTGGTGCGTATGATGGGCCGCGTGGCTGTGAGTCTTGCCGCCGTCGTGAGTATGCAGCAGATGATGAACGTGCGTAACTTCTCGTGACATTTTATTTGCCTCCCTTCTTCCACTTCGCGGCATTTCTGGCGAAGTTAGCCTGCTTCTTCGTTTTGGCGCTGGCTTTACTGCCCGGTTTCAGGACATCGGATGCTTCCTCCTGAACGGATTTTCCAGCGGCCTTCGCCTTGGCCGTGAAAAGCCCCTCGTGAGATTTTTTAATGTGAATGCTCGATTTGCTGCTCGAAGATGCTTTACTCATCTTTTTTCTCGCTTTCCGGTTCATCACTCACAGCCTCGGCCATTGAGTAATAAAGCTGCACGGGCTTCATAGAATTGATGGAAGCAAACTCCATCGCAGCTTTTGCCAGGACTATACGGTCTCCAATATCCAAATAGCGTTTTGACATGATTCCTCCGCTCATCGCTTCCGCAATTCCAGATTCTCAAATTTGGTGCTTAGTTTCTCGAAACCGCCCTTCATTGTGTCTTTAAGGTCTTTCAGGTCGCAATTATACCGATCCAACTTTTCCGCCGCCTTCGCAATCTCCACATTCTGTGCATTGGATTCTTTCTTTAGTTCGCTCAGATGATTCCACATAAGATCCTGTTTGGTTGTCAGCGTGGTGATCATGGTTTCCTGTCGGATCGCAGTCTCCTTGATATCTGTCCGCTGTTGCGAGTACACCCATTGCTGCCAGCCAAGGGCAAGAACAACGAAGGCAATAAGACCGGAAAACAAGACAACCAGCACTTTACTCGCCCTCGGACTCTCCCTGGATACATCTTCGAATTGTTGTCTCATGCGAGTGCCCTCCTGGTCCAACCCTTGAGGAACTTGCCATCTTCCGGGTGCTTGACGACAATAGCCTGAAAATGCCTCACGCAAATCAGCTTATACTCTGCGAGCGTGTTGCAGCCCACCAAGAGAACCTTGGCCTTAAGTGCCCCCATCAGGACGCCCATGTTAAAAACCTTGGCCCGGAACGCGTCAGGGACCGGCACGGGATGATTCTGCTTGAGCCAGTAGTCGTAGTAGTAGATTTTAATGGCGTCGTCCCGGGTCAGATTCTTGATGTCGAGATTCGGATAGGCCGCAGAGGAGATTCCGAACTTAGTGCCCCCGCCAGCGTCTCCGACAGTTTTGACGTAGATGGTTCCCTCCCAGTTGTCGATGAGGTCATCGACCGCCTTTTGGAAGTCATCCGGATAATCGGCCATCACGTCCCCCCTGAAATCTGCGTCAGGTTGGTTGGCTCCTGATCAACGCTAACCGGCTTGCGTTGCACGACTCCCGTATGAGGCGACACAAGCGCGCCGATCCCGGTGACCACCCCCACGATTTTAAGTTGGAGATCCGAATTAAGATTTACGCCCGTAAATTTTAAAAGCTCGGTCCCCGCGATGCTCACCACCAGGCCGATAGTGGCCGGGTCGAGCCAGTAGGGCTTGCCGGCCGCCTTGTCCTTCTCGTAAAAATAAATGAGCTGAAAAATCCATTTGATGAACTGCATGGTGGCCCTCACTTAACAATCCCCAAAGCCGAAGCCGCAGGGACAAGGTATTTAATTGCTATGCTGCTGGCGCTGTCCACGGGTGTAGCCATCGGCGTTACCGCTGTAAAAAGATGCTCTCCTCCAGGCCCGAATAGACTCACGACAGTCTGATTATTGAGATTAAAACTCCGATAGTCATAGGTCTTATCCAGAACGAATTCCAGATGCTGCTGACTGCTAGGTGTAGCACAGCTAGTAAGCAGGATTAAACAGGAAAGGAGGAGAGCAAGTCTCATGCTTAGGCTGCTCCAACAGTATTAACAGCCGCCGCTGCCTGATTAGCCATAGACAGAATTTCCTCAGCACTCCCACTGTTGATTGCCGCCTGCAGCATAAACAAAGCTTGCTGGGCGATGGGAATCAATCCCTGCGCCTTAACATTGCCGATCTTTGTACTTGAGTACGCTGCCAGTTCGGCTTGCAGCGTGGCTAACTGCTGCTGGCTGAACTTGTCGCCGTGGTGGAAGAAACTGATAATGTCGCCGCCTGGCAGACTTGACAGACTGGAAATAAGCTGACTTACTGTTGTGGTTGCGCTTGCCATGATAAATCCTTTCCATGCTGAAGGTTGATAGATCGCAATAAGCTGTTTATTTCTTTGCCTCCTTTCTGGTCTGTGCTTCGGATTTAAGAGCCGCCTCCGCTTTTGCTATCAGTTCGGTATGAATTCCGTTGGCTGCCTCGTGATGAAGGCGCAGCGCCTGAAGCATTTCCTTGAAAATCGCCTTGATATCAGCCACCGTTTTCTCCTGATGGAGAGGCCCTTGCGGACCTCTCCTCTTCACTCTTCACTGCTCACTCTCGACCGCTCTTAGATGAACGGTACAGTCACTTCTTCCCATGCGATTCCGGCAGTCACAGCCGATGCAGCGGACGCTGCGCCCTGGGCGCCGAGGGCGATGTAGAAGCCCGGCGGAATAATGAACATGTCCTCGAAATCGATGTTGAAATAGTCGATTCCCACGGTATTGATCGCTGCCGTGTTGTGAATCAGGGGCCAGATGTTGGCCGCCTGGTTCACAAACGTCCCTGCGGTCAAAGGCAGCCCGGCCGCCGGCTTCGCTGCGCCCAAAAGGCCGGAAATGCTGGCTGTTGCAGCGGTCTGCGATGTGGGCGCCACGCCAACTCCCTGGAAGCCGTAAGTGAGCAGTATGCCGGTCATGGTGGCCGATGTGACCGACACCTGGACCGCCACTTTGTTTAACAGCAGGTTCGTGTTGACCGACTGGTTGTACAACTGGAGCCCGGTGTACGCGTTCGAGCCCGCGCTGTACATGGTAAGGGTCTGCGCCAGTGCGAAGGCAACGAATTGCGCTTTCCTCACGCTGCGTTCGTAATACTTGCCGCGCAGATCGACTACTACGGTCTCGCCGGAGATGCCGCCCCTCTGCTGAGGGGTCGTGCCACTTTGAGGTCCAATTCCAAGTGTGATGATAGGCATTTCTTTGTTCCTTTCGTGGTTGTGTAATTACTGTTGAAAAGTTATCGCCATATACGGGTCATCCAGTATCGGCGGATCATCTATCTCCCGGCTCGCGACCGGAAGTTGTCTCAGTACCAGGTTCATCGAACGGAGTTCCCCCAGTATGAGAGCCAACATTTCATACAGGGTCGGTTCCTGCAGCGGTTGTCTCGGGTCCGCAATGAAGGCCGCCCCGTTTATTCCCCGCCGCCTGTCCAGGCCCCCAAGAACGTCGTTTATCATGAGGTTCACAGCGGCGACCAAGAGCTGCTGCGCTGTAACGGGCTGGTCGTCGGAAAGGTTAAACGTTCCAACCCCGGCCTTGGCGCCGGTGACGGGATCGGCGTTGCATGAGCCTATGTTGCCGTTCACGTCCACACGGGCCTGCTGCCCGGTGACGGGATCAGTCACAAAGGTTTCCGTCACTCCGGCACCCATGAAAGTTGCCTGCGGATTTATGGGCACGTTCTTACCTCCTTTCTACGAGTTATCCTCTTCCCACTCGACCATGCAGCCGAAGGTGCCCGTCCCGAGGCCGGTCGTGTTGTTGTAAATCTCGATCACGTCCCCGGTCCCGCGAAGGATCAGCGGCTTGTCGTTGTTGAGGCAAAAATCCCAGGTCACCGGCTGCGCGATCATGCCCGCAGCGGGCGGCGATATGCCCATAACCCGGGCGTCGAAAGCCGCAAATCCGGTCCCCGATGTCGCAGCGGCCGTGTAGACGTTCACGACTCCGGTCGCCGCCGCGTCGTTTTTGTCCATCTTGCCAGGGGTGGGACTCGTAAACGTGCTTCCTGACGAAACCGCGGTCGCCCTGCCAAGGGTCAGCTCGGCATAGAATTTCGTCGCGCACTGGCCCCAGAGGATGATCCGCTTTACCCTGACCGTCATGGTTGAAGACCCGACGATCTCGACGATCACCGCAGCCGCGGTGCTGTAAAAAGTCTGGGCGACGGCCGCCACGCGGAAGGTCTGCTTCAGGGGCTCCTCGGTGACGAGCATCCGGCCCGTCTGGTCAAACTGGGCAGGCACCATCTGCCCGGCAGTGAATCCCTGAACGGTCAGATTGACCATCCCGTATTCGCTGCCGGGCGGAAATACATTTGATTGAAAATTGGGTACGGCCATAGCTCACTCCTCATTCGCTCGCGTTTATCCCGCTTCGCACTCCCTGCGGGGACGCGCCGAAGTCCGCTATCTTGTCAACGATCTCGTGGGCGCTCATCTCGTGGTTGACCACTCCATGCTTTTTCATCGCCGCCCTTGCCGCCGCGTCCATCGGCAGCATGTGAGGTCCGGGGACCACGTCGTCTTCCACTTCAACGATCGACCCCTCCTCCCATACGCATTGATGGATAAACGCGCGTTCCAGAAGTTTGTACTTCGCCATAAGAATTCTCCATTTAGGGATTTAGGAATTTAGGGATTAAGGACTTTAATTCCTCAATCCCTCAATTAGCCAATTCCTCAATTCTCTTCCTAAAGGTACTGGTTACTGTATCCGCTCCGGTACGCCAGGAGCGGGCCAAGGGCCGTTTTGTCGAGCACGATGAAGCTTGCGATAGCGCCGGCGGTCATGTTTGCGGTCCCGACCACGTAGTTCATCTGGATGAACTTCGGAAGGGCAGAACCGGTCGCGGGACTGGGCACCATCGCGGGGAGCTTCATCCTTAAAAGCTCCGCGCCCGCCGTGAGCGCCGTCAGCGCATAGGCTATGCTCTGGCCCACGGTCACAAACGAGCCCGGCGATCCGCTGCTGTCGGGCGCGTACTGGAGCTGCACCTGGAGCGTCGAGCTGGATCCCGTGAAGGCCACCGTCACCATGCAGACGAGCTCGAGGCCCTCCCCGATGCCCAGGTCGCGGCCGTAGCCGCTCGAACTCGAGGCGAGCTGGCTCGAATCGAAAATGTTCGCCGAGGCGGTGGACCCGGTCGTAAATGTGGATCCGCTGCTCACCGCAGTCCCGGAGAAAACTCCGGCGGAAGAAACGGAGCCATCCAGCATTAAAAGATTGTCCATTATCATGACAAAATCTCCTTTTTCTGTTCACTCTTCACTCATGAGCCCTCACTGCGTCTTGGGCTCGCGTTTAACATCGTGGAAGGTCGTAAAACGCTTCAAGCTCAGCGTCCGATCTTTCGTGAGGACGCACTCTTCACTGCCTCTACGTGCATCGGGCCTCGGTATTAAGAAGCATGTCGCATGTCCGGATCGGAATGCCCCTGAATGTGGTCACGGGCTTTCCGTCGAACTCTTCCATCCTCAGCAGCACGTTGCTCTTATTGACCGCCTGGATGTCCAGCCAGGTGGAAATCGCGCGGTTGCAGTAGAATCCCGCCTGTCCCAGAGTGAGCCTGGGCGCGTCGCTTGTCTGCACGTTTCCGGCCCTCGCCGGTTGAGTCGGCAGCCTGTGGATCGCGCGGATCATCAGGTTGATAAGGTTTGGAGGAGTTCCGCCCGAAAGGGTCGTCACATCGATGTTGCAAATCCGCACCGCGTATCTCCAGTCCTTTACCACCAGGCCGGCGTCCCATTTGTAATGAGTCCGCCAGGCGTAGTAGGGATTGGAATTCGAATCGTAGACCGGGGTCTTTCCCATGTCTTCCTGCCGGAATCCCGCCTTTTGCCCCTTCGGGAATATGCCGTGAACCGACATCGGCCCCCAGTGGATGAGCCAGATCGAGGTATTGGTGCTTGCGGTCCCGCCGGCGTCGATCACGTTGTTCGCGGTTTGAGACGTTGAAGTCGATACGCTCGGATAGCGCGGCGCAAGCCCCATGAAAGCCGCAGGTCCGCCTGTCGGGCTTCCGGTCGGCCCGGCCACGCCCGTTATATTGTTGTAGAAAATCGTCCCGGCCATCTGCTGGTTCATGCCCTCGAGAAACGCCAGCTCCTCGGAAAGCCTGAATGCGCGGTCGTTTCCGGAAAGCGCCACCAGGTCGACGTCGATGTCCGAGTATGTCTCGAGCATCCCGCAGCTCTCGGTGATCTGCGCGGTTGTGCTTTTGCCCCTGGGGACGCCCATGTTGAGCAGTCTCCAGTAAGCGGCGGGCAGTCCGGTCCTTATGGTCGTCTTATGCCCGGTCGGAAGGTTTCCCTCCACCCAGAGCATGTCGTCCAGGATTTCGTTTGTCTGGGAGAGCAGGTTGATGATCTCGGCGATCTTGCCGTCGTCGTCTATCCGTTTCGCCCAGTCGGCCAGTGTCAGTGCAGCAGGTCCTATGGTCGCCATTCGTCGCTCCTATTCAGTCGCTTCAGGATTGAGGCATCAGTGCTGAGTGCTGAGTTTTTTACTCAGTCCTCAGTCCTCAGTCCTCAGTCCTTCTTTTCATCCATTGTCGGATACATTTTCGCCAGAAGGTCCTTCTGGCTCTCCTTCACCGGGCCTCCCGTGAGGCTCCCCGGCTCGGCCAGAAGCTTCCCGATCTTTACGAAAAACTTCACCATTGCGGGATTGTTGCCGGCGCCGGTCATGTTGAGCGCATCCCGGAGGGCCTTGGCCTCCTCCGCGCTTCCCACGAACGGGTTAGATTCTCCCGGCACAAAGACCTGAGCCGCATCCTTTATGCTCTGCTCAAACTTTGTCCCCCCTATCTCTGGGTCCGCCTTTACTTCGGCCTGCCAGTCAGCCTGGGTCTTTGCCCACAGCTTGTATGGGGCCTCTACCTGCGCCCGGAGCTTTTCGCCTCCGAAATCGAGCAGCTTCTGGGCCTGCTCCTGAGTAAGGTCCAGCTCCTTGGCCAGCCCCTTGAACTCGACAGAGGTCTGCTCGTCCATTTTGGTGCCTTCGGGCACGGTGAAATCCGCATATTCCGCCGGCGCTTTTGTCTCCGCCGGCTTTGGAATCGGCTTGCCCTCCGCGTCGAGCTTCTGCTTGCCCTCCGCGTCGATCTCAAAGCCGTCCTTGTCGTATTTTGGCGCCTCCGTCTTCTCTTCTGCCCCTTCCGTTTTGGCCGTCTCGGCGGTCTTGTCCGCCGCCTGGGCGAGCAGGTTCGACTGAGTTGTTTCCGCGCTTGTCTCGGCCGTTTTCGTTTCGGCCGAAGTGCTTTCAGCCGTGGCGTTCGCTGCTGTTTCTTCAGGCATGCTTCTTCCTTCCAATTTCGGTTTTACAGCCGTTTTTCACTCAGTCCTCAGTCCTCAGTCCTCAGTCCTGTCTTTTTCAGCTTGGCTTTGACTAAAAATTCGTAGAGGCTTGGATCCTCTTTTCTGATCGCTTCGAGGATCTGCCGGTCCGGACCCTTCCTGTGCTCCTCGCAGTCCTCCCGCACCTTGTCGTTGAAGCTCTTGAAATCCCCGTTGTGGCCGTGAAAGAGATGGCAATTGAGATATCCGCCCTCCTCGCAGAGTGTTATGAAATTCGCGGGATCGAGCTCCAGCTCCGGATGAAGATGAAAGGGCTTTATGTGATGCACCTGGAGCTTGCTCGTGGCCCCGCACCACTGGCACTGCGGCTCTTTCTCCAGGTGCTCCTTTTCGACCCTGTGCCACTGCGGACTCCGCACGTGGAGCCCTTTTCCCTTGAGAAATTCGTGGATAGCTTTAATATGTCGTTGCATGTCTCTTCCCACTCCCCGTCACTCCGGCGAAGGCCGGGGTCCAGTCTTTGCGCTTATGTCGGGGGCAATAAAAAAGGCGCATGTTGAGTGGTTGGGCACCCAACTGCGCCTTCCTTATTCTCTTCGCCGCCTTCACCCCGCCGGGTTAAAGCGGACCCCCTCATTTAAACTTCAAATGCTATTCCGGTTTGTAGCCTCCGTTTTCGGTGATCATCCTCAGATACAGTTCCGGGCTGAGCTGAAATATTTGCGCCTCAAGGATCAGGCCCACGTTCCGCATTCCTTCCTGGAAAGCCATCCCCAGCGCGTCTCCGGAAAAAGAACTTATGTGGATCCTGCATACTTCCAGCAGATCCCACATCCACATGCGGCCCTCCGGATCTCCCATGATCTTCCTGAGCGCCGCCTTCTTCTGCAGCTCCCGGATCTTCCTGCTCTTCTCCCGCTTCGCCACGTGCTGCGCGTCGCCGGCATTATATGGGGTCTGATCGTCGCTCACTGCTTCGCCGCCAATCCTAAATCAATCGGAGCCGCAGGCGGTCCAATTCGCGCAAAGGTGAAAGGGGCGCTTGCCGCGCTGCACACCTGTCCTTGCACCGGATCGTTCAAGCAAGCCGTCGCCGTCACCGTGTAACTGCCTGCCGCCAGAGTCGATATATCAAGCGCGAAAGCGTAAGTCCCTGTCGGATCGGCCGGGATGTTGGTTGCGCTCGTGAATGCCGCCGGCAGCCCGCTAACGTTGTAGGTCAGGGTTTGCCCAACCGTCAGGGTCATACTCTCAGGATTGGCGACAATAAAGGGCGCAGCCCAAACCGAACCTGCCCAGGCCAGGATCGACAGCATAATTAAAAAAGATTTCTTCATGCCTTCTCCTTTATGGAAACATTGGGAAAGAAGGATTGGCAATTTGCACAGCAACGTCGTCTATGGTTACGTAGCCCCCACTCATGGGACTGTTCCCGTTTCCATCTTTTCCAAGTGAAATTTGTATAGCTGTCGCGTTATTACTGATTGATCCAAAACTCGTTGATCCAACTTGAGCGAATGAATTTTGTGGATCATAAACATTTATTTCGCAAACCCCGCAAGTGCCTACCCCATTTCCAGTGCAACATGAACACATATTAGCGTTTCCAAATGAACAAGTCCCGGACCCTGTGCATAAATTATTAGGATAAACTGAGCTTGGACTGGCTGGCCCTTGAAAATAAGCCATACTTATCCGGTATTCATAATTATTGCTCATGTTGATTGTTGTTGCGCCATAGGACGCTATCGAAGTAGCTGGAGAACTTTCCGTTCTGACATATGATCCGCTTCCTCCTGCGTTTGCTATGTAGACATTAAAATTACACCAACTGGTAGTGGTGGATTGTTTGATGCCTATAAGGGGCAAATTGTAACCGTTTTCCCCCGCGCCGGTCATATTGAATAAAACTGTTGCATCCATTACTAAACCATTTGGAGGCATTGTCGTAAAAGCAAAATAAGAATTATCCGAGCCGTTGCATGTGCCAGTATCCGGCCCTGTGCAACACATCCAGGGATTACCGGCAGCAATGCAATTTTGAGATGTGACTACACCGTTCCATGAGCCACAATTTCCGTTATTAGAACCTTTGCAACAATCGTTGCATGTAGGGCACGTATCATTTCCCGTGCATCGAGTCCATGGATTCCCGTTTGCCGTACAGTTGCTTTTATCCCCCCATGCTGGAACTCCTGCTGCCGTGCAGCCGGTATTTGCCCCCGCAAAGTTAATATTATTTATGCTTAGATATGTCCCCGTTCCAACTCCTGTGCAAAGTGGCCAAGTCGCGCCGCTTGGCCCTAAACCTGAGCCAGTGCATTGTGAGTTCAAATAAACTTCCCCACCTAAATCCTCATATAAAGCCCTTGTTCCGTTTCCGGGTATATAAGTTGTACCATTTACAGATATCGAATGAGGTAAAGCCAGGGTTTGGCCATAAATAAACAAAGAGGTATAAGTTCCACCTGTTGTTGAATCATAATGTCTTGTAAAAATCCCTGCCCCCGCCGAAGTATTATGAGTTGCATTTGAAAGTTCTGTTGATGTTATGGGGATCGAAGGACTTATAGACCCATTTTCAAAATCAATATAAGTATCACAGATATTTGGCTGGCTGCTCGCCGACGGAGGCTGTTCCCACCCGGTCCCCGCGCTCCAGTTGGGCTGCTCCCACTGCGCATGCGCTGCCGCCGCGCAAAGAGAGAAGAATAGAAAGATCAGAAAGGCGAATCTTTTCACTTGACCGCTTCCTACGAATAATATGCCAGCGTGATAAGGCACGCCGCGTTTGCGATGATTCCGATACTTGTTGCGCCCATAAGGCTCAGGAAAATTGGGTTTGCCTCATAGCCGCTCCCGTTCGTGACGTTTGAGCTCGGCCACGTCATCCCCGATGTTGCCCCCAACAGCACCAGGATATCCGCGCCCGCGGTCCTGCCGATCTTCACGAAGTTTGCCCCCGTGGGCACCGCCGGATACTGCGCGGTGTTCGCGACCATCACATAGACGTTGATCGTGTCCGCCTGCTGCGCCGCCTGAAAAATCGGCTGCCCCAGCCCGTCAATCCCCTGAGCAATTCTTAGCATTTCCTTGTCTCCCACTGTTCTTTAGTCATAAGAATTCCTAAGATCGGGCATCCTCCGGTGAAGCATCCGAGAAGCTTGGGTTCATTGGCGCTGTATCTTGGCTGACAACCGCAGAAAGGACAGGGCTTCATTCGCCGAATTCCTCTACGTACCACCCGCTTTCAGGATCATATTCAATCATCAGCTTTAATTGTTCCTCTGCTACGCGCCTGCTTGTAGTCCAGAAGATCCGATCCCCAGTGATCGCCCAGCGATTATATTTATTCATTATTCCGAAGTGCTTCACTGTGCCGCCTCGACTTCCCGCTGCGATTCCTCGTACCACTTGATGAGCCAGTGCGCCGTGATATTTGCCAGCACACCCAGGATTAGGAACTCAAGGCCGAAAACCCACAGCTTGCTCACTGCACCACTCCTCCGCCCGGCTGTGCAAATCCGAGCATCTTCTGTAGTGCGTTCTGCCCGCCCCCGACATCGGTCTCGCTCAAGGTCTTCGCCCCCTGAACCCCAGCCATTGAAAGCTGTGCCATCTGCTGCGTCTGGGCCTGCTTCAATTTTTCCGCCCGAGCCTGTTTCATTTTTTCCATGGCGACGATCAGTTTTTGACTGTTGCCGAGCAGATCCCAGTAATCACGGACCGTCTCGTCCCAATCAAGATTATCGCCAACGGCGGGATTCGCCGCCATAAGGTTGCCTATAAACTGCACGCCGCGCTCGATCCCGGTCGTTGCCGTTGACTTCTGCGCGTCGGCAAGAGTCGATATGGTCTCGATGTCAAAAGCTCTGCCCCGTATCTCCCGAGGCGCCGGCGGGATCAGCCCCGCCCGGAACATCATCGCGAACACCCGCTCGATCATCGGGTTAATGAGTTCGAACTGGCTGCGCTCGAGAAACGGCCCGAGCATCAGCATCTTTTCCTGCTTGCGCTCGATTATCTCCGTCGCCGTCCTGACCGTATCCAGTTGAGATATCATAAGAAAAAGGTCCGCAAAAAACGCGCGGTTTATCCTCTCCTCGGCCTTGGCTATCTTTTCCTGTGCGCCTTTTATATCGGGGGGCACTTCATATGCCGGTCTAAATCCTCCATCCGGCCCCATGCGCGTTACATATGTCACACCGCCCGGAAGCAGGCTTGCGGGTTCGTTCTTCATCTCGACCCCGGCTACCATCGGCGGATTTAAGACCTTGTCGATCGCCTGCGCGGTCCGCTTTTCAAGCTGCTGGAGCATCTTGCTTGATCCGAGGGCCTCCATGCCGGGAGATCTCCCATACGAATCGTTTCCGATCACGTGCCACCTGGGCGCGCAAAAGGGCAGCTCGTGGTATCCGCGAAGGTCGAGCACCAGGTTCTGGCTCTGCCCCCACTCCCAGATCACGCTCCTGTATTTTCGCCCCTTTAGCCCCGGAATCTGCGGGGCCCGGTCGTCGTTTGGCTCTATCGCCTGGGCGACGTTTACCTCCTTGTCGAGCTGTCCGGACGCCCACAAACTTTTGACCTGGGGACTGCAACTCTCAAGTCCGAATCGTTCAACCACCTGGCCGGCAGCCAGCACGTACTCGCGGTAGAGCGTGTCGATCTGATTGCGACCTGAAGAGGCCAGGTAATATTCACCTGCCGTAAGCGTCTGGCACCTGATGACATCCTCGAAGTCCTCCTCGATCAGCACGCAGCCGGTCCCGAAGCACCCCAGCTCCTCGTAGATCACGTGGAGCGCGTTGTAGGCGTTGCTCTGCGACAGGACAGTCAGGACCCGCTTGGTCACCTCGTCGAGCCAAAGACGAACCGGTGTGTTGTCCGACACGTCCATGTCTCGAATAGATAATCGGAACCAGGGCCTTGCCGGTGACGTAAGGCCGGCCATAAGTCCCGCGGCAAGCGTTCTGAGCGCAAAAATCGGAGTCTCATTTATCATCCTCGATCCGACCGGGTCTCCCCTTGTCGCCTGGTTGGGAGTCATGAGGTAGCGGCCGCGCCTGGGCAAAATGAAATCGCTTAACTGCCGCCAGTGCTGCCAGTAGCTCCAGCGGTCCACCCGCAGGCCGACGAGGCGCCGGTCGACGTATTTGCGCAACGCCTGGATTTTAGGCACCTTGCTGAAGGTGTCGATGTGGATTACGTCGGCCATTTCCCTCCTCTAATGGAGCAGGGAGCAGGGCGTCCGATCTTTTGTGAGGACGCCCCGCTTCTTGCTTCTCGCTTCATCCTCCAAGCAACGTCTTGCCGCTCGCCGTGGTGTCGGCCTTGGCCTGGAGTCCCTGCGGCCCCGTTAAAATTGTCTGTGAGGCGCCGTAGGCCATTGCGGCCAAGTTCCTCTGGTTTTGCCCCGCGTTCTGCACGCCCTGGTCAGGAAGACTCGGAGGCGGTGCAGGCGGCGGTGGAGGAGCCGGAACCGATGGGGCTGAACCGAAGCACATAATCTGGTCATTCCTTTCACCGGCTTTAGCCGGAAGGGCTTAATACCTCCAATTTAAGAGATTTAGGAATTCAGAGATTTAGGAATTTAGGAATTGGGCTCCGCCCTGACCTATACGTATCAGAGTGAAGTAGGCCCCATCTTAAATGCGTAATGCCCGACCCCGTGAGGGGGTCATTCCTCAATGCCTCAATTCGCTGATTCCTGAATTCGTTTCAATCCGGCAATATTATGCCACGCGGTGATTTGGGCCTGCAAAACGGCAACCAGAAGCGGCAACCAGAAACGGCAATAGAAGCGGCAATAGAAGCGGCAAAATGTACGGATGGGTAAGTTCTCACCGCAGGCGCAGAGAGCACAGAGAAGACTGACGGTGAGGGGGAGATAGGGTGAAGGGGAGACGGTTTTGTCCCCGCGTCTCTGCGTCCTCTGCGCCTCTAATTCGAAAAGACTTGGTGGGCTGCGCTCCGTTTAGCCCACCCTACGGTCCTTTTCATGGTTTAGGGTGTCCCGCAGGGACATGAGATACTGCGGTGAGAAGTTTTGCATCTTCAAATTCGCCCCGAACCCAGTGGATCATAATCCCACGGGGCTTTCGCCGAGCGTTCGGCGCCTCGAAACGGATCGTATTCGGTTTGCGCGAAGGCAGGTTTAGCCGCTCGCCCGGTTCGAGCAGCTACCGGGTAAGCAAAACTTATCGCCAGGCAGTCCGCCCGGTTCGGGGATTTAAGTCCCCGCTCTTTCATGTGCGCCTTGGCCTCGAGCTGGATTTTGCCGTCCATCCGCGCTACGGTCTCAGGGCCGATCAAATCGTTATAGAGCACTGTGTCCTTAGGGATTGCGCCGCCGGATTTAAGCCAGTCGCGCATGAGCTTCCACATCTCGGCCCGCTTGTTGAGACAGCCCGGATCTGTCGATTCGCCCGCAAACCATACCAGTTGCCAGGATCTTCCCATCGTTCTGCCAGCCGAAACTATCCCCGTGCCGTAGCCTGCGTCGATAAAGACCGCATCCGTCTTTTCCGAGTCTTCCAGGTTCGCGATAATATTGGCCACCTGGATGTCATTGTCGTTTTTGGGCATAGTGCGCAAAAGCTTAAACGCCAGGCCCTGCCTGAGCCCGATCACAAGCTCGTCGTCGCCTTCCCACGCAGGGTCAACCGAGAGTATTTTCGGCGCGAAATCGAATTGCCCCGGCCGCAGACCCCGGCCGTAAGCCGCATCCACGTCGGCAACGCTTATGAACTGCTTTGCGGACATCGAAGGAAACATCCCCCGCACGCGGACCTTGAAAAAGTCGGAATTCTCGCCGTAATCGTCAGTCCACTGCCGAATGAGCTGTTTGTTCGTAATCGCGCACGTGCGGGAGTCTATCTGGCGCGCGTTCCACCGGTGTTTGAGTTTGCCGGTAAAGCACTCTTTGAAGCGGCCCGTATTCCGCGTGGGGTTTCCAAATACACACCAGATAATCTGTGTGCCCTCATCGGTCAGCGCCCCCTCGGAAACCTCCCAGACAACGTCCGGGATCGCGCTCGCCTCGTCGAAGATGAGGAGGATGCGCTTTCCCTTGTTATGAAGCCCTGCAAAGGCTTCGGTGTTTCTCTCGTTCCGGGGAACCTGATCTATGCGCCAGGTCTTTTGATGCAAAGGATCGACCGAATAGATTGCTGTTGCCGTAAGCTCAAACAGATCGCGGGCAAACCAGCAGAGCCGGAACCACTTGGCAAGCTCCGACCAGGTCTTCGTTTTGAGCTGCGTCTCGGTATTCGCCGTGACAACGCCCTTTGTGTCCTCGAAGGTCGAGATGGCCCAAAGGATAAGCCACGCGACCAGGGAGGACTTTCCAATACCATGACCCGAGGCCGTCGCCTCGCGGATGATCGCACCGGGGCTTGTGAACCGGGACCGCAAACCAGATTCGCCACTCAAACCTTCGGCGGCGGCACACGCTTCGCGGGTGTTCGCGCCAGCAGCAAGGCGGCCAGGCCCTCCCCGGAGCTTTGCTCCGATTGCCTCGAGCTGCTCGCACTGCCATCTATCCGGGCCTGCGAACCCGGCCAGCTCCCCCTCGCCCCAGGGAAAGGCGTAGAGCACCCATCCATACGGGTCGAAAGCATATCCGGCCAGATCGGCCGCCAGTTGCCTGTGGGCTTTCGAGTTTCGAGTTTGCAGCTTCGGGTCCCGGGTTTTCAATATCGACACTCCCGTAAAATGGCGGCAGGGCTTGGGAACCGGGACTGCTGGCCAAAATCCCGACGCGAAGCTGGGCGGGCAGCACAGCCGCGTTTTCGAGGCTTCGCTGTGCGCTACGCCGGGGCGCCGCCTTTCTTAGTCGTGGTAGTAATGGTCAAGCGGCGGCGGACCATCGAAGAGAATCTTTGGTGCGAAGCCTTTTTTGAGCGTGAGGGTATAGGCACACTCCCGGCACTCCCAGACTCGCCCCCTCTCCAAAACTTCCAGTAAATCAAGCTCCATGCCGCAGCGCTGGCACTTCATCTCATGATTCCCCGATTCTTCGAAACCATTTCAACGCAGTCCATAAATTCCTGAATTCCTCAATTCCTCAATTCGTTTTAATTCGGCAACAGGATACCTCTGAGGGATTTTGCCCTGCAAAACGGCAATCAGAAGCGGCAACCAGAAGCGGCAATAGAAACGGCAAAAAGAAGCAACAAAAAAACGAGGGAAAGCAGTACTTATAAAGACCGATGCGGAGGATATGAAAGTTGAAAAACATTTCCCTAAGGCCTGCCTCGGACCAGATCCGGGGATCTCTGCTTTCTCTGCCTCTGCGGTGGATTTTTTTGATTTCTCAACTTTATGGCTCATGTCAGAGAGCTTAAACATCTTTATGATTCTCTTGAGTGGCTTGGTAAGTAGCTCTGTCGATTCCGGCTCTTGGGGAAAATAACAGGCACCCCGCTCACGCCCAACGCGACCGATAGACTCTACTGAGGGTGCCTGCCGCGCTCCGCGAAGTACGCAGCGTTGTACGGCCTGGTAAAAGCAGGCCATAGCCCACACATCGGGACGGCCCTCAAGGGGTGCCGCGCAGCGTGCACTTGAAGCCGGGCGCGCGTCATTTCGTGATGTGGGAGTTCAGCGGGCTTGCCTTCAAACGAACCCGCTTACGCAATGCCCGTGCCGGAAGGCTCCGGCTCTGCCTGGAATTCCTCACTGGGAATTTTTTTTGATCTCTTTCCATTTTTCACTTATTATAGTCTATCATAGGAGGAGAAAGGTACCAGATCGAAGAGCAAATCTATTTCCATAGCACTGAAAATCTATGTCATTGCCGAACGTCAATCATTTGCCTTGTTATTTAGTAGTAAGATTCGAACTTTGAATCCGTATGGATATGCATATTTAGAGGTTGGCAACTCATCCAATTGAAACTATGACCAACATAACAGGATACTTAAATATAAGCCAAGACTGTTTTCAACCGGGTCGAGCACCGCATGGGTAAACGATTCGATTTGGAGTAATATTCTTCTGACGGAGAAACAATCCTCAACCCTGTGCATCGGCTAATAAAGGCGTTGGCATCTGTGTCGAGAGGGCGGCTTATGAAGGAGACTAAAGAAAAAATCCTGTCGGCGAAGGAGTTGCGTCAGTTTGTTTTGCGGGGAGAACGTCAATATGTGATTCTGAAGGTCGCCACAATTTAGATTGAGGACGGGCGCGGAGATAAAGGTCGCCGGCCGGTACTCTTTTTTATTCCTTTTATTCGTTGACTTCAGAAATTATTGTGCTTAGAATATTAAGCCGAAAAGAAAGAGTTTACTCTACGATTTCGAAGACGATTTAATTTGCCCTCGATTATCGTCACGCAAACCCGCAATGCCTTATTGTGGCTATCTCGGTGAACATCCTTTCACCATTAAGGTCGAGCAGGATCTACCGGATCGCATTCATTTGAAAAGGACAAGCATGAACATCTTTGTAGGAAGCCTCTCATTTAAAACAACGGAAGAGGAATTGCAGAAGGAATTTGACGCATTTGGCGAGGTGGATTCTGTTAAAATCATTCTGGACCACGAGACTTTCAAATCGCGGGGATTTGCTTTCGTTACAATGCCGAACCAGGATCAGGCAACGGCAGCAATTGCCGCGTTAAACGGCAAAGAGATAAACGGCTTCGCTCTTAAGGTAAACGAAGCAAGACCCAAAGAACCTGGGGGAGGTCCAGGCCGTGAGCGTAGCAGGACCGGTTATGCGAACAGTAACCGAACCGGGTCCGGTTTTGGCTCAGGGGGCGGCTCTGCAGGCGGTGGCTACAAAAGAGATCGCACGAGTGTTGTAACCGATGCTAAAGACCTTGATATCTACGATACTAAAGGCGGTCGGAGCGGGGCACACGGCAGGAAGGGCCGAGGTGGTGGCAACCATGGTCCAGGCGGCCGGTCAGGCGGGGGCAGATTTTCGTACTGAATGCCCGGTTGCCCCACACTGCAAGCGGGACTTTTGCCGATCGCATGCAGATGTATACTATTCCGGTTCGAAGTGTTGCTACGGTGGTCACGCGGTGTATGATTGCGCTCCATAGTTCCTTATCGTACATGCGAAAAATAACTTAATCCTCATCTCTCCTCAGGTCAAACCTGTAATATCAGCTTGGAGCCTTATCTTTCAGGAAATGCCGCACTGCTTCTGGAGAGGTCCCAACTGCTGTAACTGCATTTTTCAGCTCAAACACGGTGCAAGTGAACTTCTGACACCAATATTTGAGTTCATTCTGTTCGTGAGGATTGACTCTGTTATTGGCGAAAGGCCCTCGCTTGGCTCTGATGGTAGACATAGTATCTCTCCGTGTCAAAGTGTGACAAATTGTTCGGCTCACATGAAAAGATGGCCCATAACGGGTATTCCCGGGCCGCAAAACAACAGACAGACTATATCACATTGCGATAGGAAAGGATACGGGCGCACGAGCGATTCCAGGCGCCGATGCTCCCCTTTTGTCCCATATACTCCACGGGGCAATCCGGGTGGCAATGGCCTTTGATACAAAGCTGCGTTCAAAGAGCGCCGAATAACCCCAAACTGAGCGGGGGAAAGTTTCCCCCTCGATCTCCAGGCTCAGCCAGGCGGAGGAGGTGTGGGGGGCGCATGGAATTCAAGGCTTCGCCAGATATCACTTGATACTTTCTTGAACGCAACTCTGTATAGACATCAAAGCGAGGCCGTAGTTCATGATCCCGCGGGCATTGCGAGGGCTCTTCAACATCTCGTAATACCGGAGGGTTTCCTCATTTTTGCAGACCTTGTTTCGCTGGAAAGTCCCATAGGCATGTCCGCAGAAGAGCGCACAAATGAGCATGGCAAAGCCCGTTCGATAAAGACCGGCCCGGAGAGGGGAAGATGGGGTAACGCGGTGAGGGTTTTGCCTCCACGTTATCGCGTCTCCGTTCCCCGCGTTACCGCGTCTCCCCATCTCCCTCTATCAATCGAGTTCCCTCAGGACCTAAGAGTATGGCAAGCCCGACAACTACGCGAATTGTGAACTACCGTCCATCCCCGAATAGAACCAGGGGCGCCCAGAAAAACGGATAGCGGTAGGTTTTGTCTTCCCCATGGATCATGCGCAGTTTGATATCACGCAGCGCCTCGGCCCGACTCCTGCCCGCCTTCAGGTTCTCATAGAGACCGCTGCTCAAGGTCTTTGCCGATATGGATTCCACGGACCACAACGTGACGGATATGGCGGGAGTCCCGGCGTACATGAAGGCGCGGGTGAGCCCCATCACTCCTTCGCCCCTGACCTCAATTCCCCTTCCGGTGTTGCATGCGGAAAGCGTTACCAGGTCGGCATTGAGTCTGAGGCCGAAGGTATCGGCCATGGTGAGAAACCCGGCGCCTCCAGCGGGGTCGGGCTGCGAGAGCACAAGGGCCGGCTGGCTCACCCGATTGGTCACATCCGGCACGACCCCATGGCACGCAAAAACCACGTATCGGTAATCCGCAAGCTTTTGTGCCTCGTTTAGTTTCAGGACGTTGCTCCGTGAAGCGTTCTGCCTCAACTGCAAAGGCATACTCGAGTCCGAAGCCAGCAGGACGTCCTTGATCTCTCTCGCCTCCTCCTCTGTCTCGGGAAGCTCCAGGAAAACTCCTCCCATCAGATCGAGATAGGCACGCTCCCTGAGGCCGGCAACTTCGGATTCTCCCCTGGTTGCCCCGGGCGTTTCGCTTCTGCCATATACAGGGTTTGCAAAAGCGAGCAGGGGGAACCGGGCCTTGGTCGTTTTCCTTGCCTGTGCTTCGCGGAGCGTCTTTAGAAGGGATGCCGAAGACAGATACGCAATGGGATAGTCTTCCACAAGGTAGCGGGGGGTTTCCCCGTCCATCCGGGAAACCAGGGCTTCGAAGGGCAGCCCGTAGAGGGGACCCGAAGGAACGATGTAGAGCGTCTTTGCGCCCTGGATGGTTTCCCCCGCATCTTTTGGAATCAACAGTTCATAGAGTTCATGTCCCTCATGGCTCACCGCCTTCATGTCGGCCTCGACCCTGCCGTTGATTTCCTCGGGTGAGCCTCCTGTGAGCAGGGTCTTTAGTATCGACCGAGTGCCTTTTCGCCACGAGTTGACTTTCTCTCCCAGTTGGTTTTCATCAATACTAATGTGGTAAAATCCAAAGCGCTTTTTTCCGATCACCCACAAACAGGCGCTCTCCTTCATCACACCGTAGACAAGCATGGCTTCATCGGGGTTCAGCACCTGCTCCTGGATAACTTTAAGGCTGGCCGGCTCCGGGTACTTAAGGGCATAGTAGTCGGGGTACTTTGCCCCGATCTCTTCCTGAAGAGTGCGGTAAGCTGCCCGGATTTGTTGCAGGCTGGCTTCCAGAGCTTGAAGACGCGCCGTGTCCCGCTGCTTTGCATCTTTGGAACGTTCTGCCGCAATGTCGGCCTGAGCTTTTTCCAGCCGGTTTTCAAAATCAGTCTCACTGTCCTTCACCGTCCCTGGAAGCCCGGAAAAGTCCCTTGCACCGCTTTTTCCCATTTCTTCCAGAAACACCCGCCCCTGTTTGCGCTCAAATATTTCCAGGGCTTTTTTGTCGTAGCCCTTGGACGGATCCTCCGCGTGCATCTTCTGATAGAGCTCGATCAGCTCATCGTAGATAAAAATCTTTCCACTCATGAAAATGATTTTGGCCTCTTTTTCTGAAAGCCCCGCCCTCATGGTCTCGATAGTGTCGATAGCCTTTTCGTAATGAGAGACGGCTTCGAGCTCTTTTCCCAGCTTTGCGCTTGCCTTGCCAAGCATGCTCAACGCTCTCCAGAGAATGTCCGGCGCCCCGATTTCAATGCCGATCTTCAGGCTTTCCCTCAGGGACGCATAGGCCTTTTCGTACTGGCCGAGAATCGAATACACTGATCCAATCGAGGTAAGATTAATTGCGACGCCTTCCTGGTCACCGACCTCTTTATCGATTGCCAGTGACTCTTCATAATAGGTGAGCGCCTTTTCATTCCGGCCCAGGTTCAAATATAACGTTCCAATGTTTCCAAAAGACTTTCCGACGCCATTCCTGTCCCCGACCTCTTTATCGATTGCCAGCCCATCCTCATAATAGCTGAGCGCCTTTTCATACTGGCCGAGACTCGAATAGACCATTCCAATTTCGGCAAGGTCCCCTCCGATGTCTTTACGGGCCCCGATCTCTTTATGGATTGCCAGCGCCTCCTCAAAATAACCGAGCGCCTTTTCATACTGGCCGAGATACGAATAGACTATTCCAATCTCGGCAAGGTTCGCACCGACGCCCTTCTTGTCCCCGAACTCTTTATCGATGGCCATCGACTCCTCAAAACAGCCGAGCGCCTTTTCATACCGGGCGAGATACGAATAGACTATTCCAATTTCGCCAAGGTCCGCTCCGGCGCCTTGCCGGTTTCCGATCTCTTTGTC